TTATTAGTACTTCTTGTATTTTTAACAGTCACAAAAAAAGAATTTGAAAAAGTGAAACGGAATATATTCTTTGAAAAAACTCAAATAGTAAAGAAAAGACCAATTTTGATAAACCCAATATCAAAAAGACAAGATGAAGTTAATAAGCTCATAGAAGAGAATGAGCGTATTGGAAAACCTACAGAACTAAAAGACATGCTATGAAAAGAGAAATCGGCTATTGCCCTAGTAATGTGTCAACACTTCATGGCAATTATATTGTTCTTCAAGATGATTGGTACGGGTTGCATGAAGGTTGCCAGTATTGTGGTTATGAAATAAAACTGAGAAAAGATGCAAAGGGTAATATAATTGAACAAGATAAGTATACAAAATTTCATGCAGCAGATTTTGTTCAAAGAGATGATACAGAATTGTTTAATATGATTTATGGTGAAGGGCAAGCAGAGAAGACAAAAAAAGAAGTGGAACACATCGCAAAAAAGAAAAAAGAAAAACTTGTTTTTGATGAAGAGATAAAAGAAGCAAAAGAATATAAAAAAGAAATTCAATCAGGAAAACTCACAATAGGTATGTATGGGTAAACAAAGTAAAATGGTAAATATAGTTGAATATAAAAAAATATCTGAGATTTTTCCATATAAAAAAAATGCAAAAAAGCACCCTAAAAAACAAGTTAAACAGGTTGCTGAAAGCATAGAAGAGTTTGGTTTTAATCAGCCCATTGTTGTAGATAAAGATAACGTGATTATTGTAGGACATGGAAGACTAGAGGCCGCAAAATACTTAAAGATAAAAGAGGTTCCAGTTTTGAAAGTAAACCTTACACAAGAACAGGCAAACGCTTATCGTTTAGCAGATAATAAATTAAACGAGAGCGAATGGGATATGGACTTGGTCGTGGAGGAATTAAAAGGCCTTTCTATCCCAATGCTAGAACTTACTGGATTTGATAAAGATTTAATTATAGAGTCAGAAGAGAGAGATGACTTGGTGCCTGATGTACAAGAAGAACCTAAAAGCAAGCTAGGGGATATTTACCAGCTAGGGGAGCATCGGCTTATGTGTGGAAGCAGTACTGAAGAAAAAGATGTACAGGCACTCATGAACGGTGAACTATGTGAGATGGTATGGACTGACCCACCCTACAATGTGGACTACGAAGGTGGTACAGGTCTAAAAATACAAAACGACAACATGGATGACGGTACCTTTTACCAATTCTTGTACGATTTTTATTCAAGGGCAAAAGACATAATGCATAACGGATGCCCAATATACGTCGCACATGCAGACTCTGAAGGCGTAAATTTTAGAAAAGCCCTGAAGGACGCAGGAATTGAACTAAAACAGTGTGTTATATGGGTAAAAAATAGTTTAGTGCTCGGAAGGCAGGACTATCAATGGCAACACGAACCAATATTATATGGATGGAAACCGGGTGCGGCACATAGGTGGTATGGAATGTTTGATAAGACAACAGTTATTGATGATGAAGTAGATATTAAAAAGCTAAAAAAAGAGGAGTTGCAAGAACTTGTGCAACATTTGCGAAATGAAAGAAAAACAACAGTTGTAAGAGAAAACAAACCAGCAAGAAACGCAGAGCATCCAACGATGAAGCCAGTAAGTCTTATAGTCAAGTTTCTGATGAACAGTAGCAGACAAGGGGATATTATATATGATGGCTTTGGAGGAAGCGGAAGCACCCTCATAGCAGCAGAAAAGCTAAACCGTAAGTGCTATATGATGGAGCTTGATCCACGGTATGTGGACGTTATTATAAAAAGATACGAAGACTACACAGGACAAGCTGCAATAAAAGTTAATTAGTATGGAAAAAGCGAATAAAAACGTGGAACAAACGACAGAAAACGGGTGGACTGACACAGAAACAGGTAAATTTGTAAAAGGAAACCGTGGCGGTGGAAGACCAAAAGGGAGTGAGAACTTTAAAACCAAAATGTTTAAAGCAATGGAGAAGATAGCGGAGATGAACGGTGAGGATGTAACAGTGGATGATATTGAAGAGCAGTTACTATTGGTAGGGTATAAGAAAGCTAAAGAAGGTGATTATCAATTTTATAGAGACTTATTTGATCGTATATACGGAAAGCCTCAGCAATATATTGATCATACTACGAATGAAGAATCTCTTAATAAAACTTCAACACTTGATGATTTAGCCGTTGACTTTGTAATAGCAAACAAGAAAAAGTATGAAACTAAGCAAAAGCCAAAAAGAAAGTCTGATGGCGTCTAGTCCAGTACTTTGGATTGAAGAGAATGTAATCAAAAATGAACAAGGGACAAAAATAGATTTTTATGAGCATTTGTTTCAATACGATATCTATGAAGATCTTAGCCCTAAACAGGTTATTTATAAACCAGCACAAGTTGGTTTTAGTACAATGGTGATCCTTAAAACTTTATGGCTTGCGAATTATAGAGATATGGATATTATCTATACTCTACCTACTGCCAATGATGTTAAAGACTTTGTTGGCGGTAAAGTGAATCGTTTAATAGCCCAAAATCCAATACTCTCAGAATGGGTATCAGATAAAGATAGTATTGAACAAAAACGGATCAATGGGAATGTTATTTATTATCGTGGTACTTGGACACAGAAAGCAGCAATGATGGTATCTAGTGATTTGAATGCTTATGACGAAGTAGATACGAGTAAACAAGATGTTATTGATCAATATTCTACTCGTTTACAACACTCTAAGCATGGATGGGAATGGTATTTCTCTCATCCATCCGTACACGGAAATGGAGTGGCTAGATTCTGGGATCTTTCAGATCAAAAACATTGGTTTATAAAATGTTCTCATTGCAATAAAAAGCAATATATGGATTTTCCAGATAATATTGACTTAGAAAAGAAAATTTATATATGCAAACATTGCAAAAAAGAATTAAAGGAAGAAGATCGAAGAGTTGGTGAATGGGTAAAAAAATATAAAGATAGGGAATATTCTGGGTATTGGATCAATTTAATGATGTGTCCGTGGGTTCCAGCGAGTAAGATTGTCCATGATTATCAAACAAAAACAGAAGAACAATTTTATAATAAAGTTCTCGGCCTTCCTTACTCTGGAAGTGGAAACGTTGTTTTAGAGGATGATATTTTGAAAAATCTAACAGAAGAAATATTTCAACCACATGATGATAATGAAAGAATAGTGATAGGGGTAGATACTGGTGTAAAGATTTGGTACGTAGTAGGTAATCATGATGGACTGTTTTATCATGGGTGTTCAGATGGATATGAAGAGATTGAAAAACTAATGGAGCAATACCCTAAAGCTATAGCGGTATTTGACCAAGGTGGTGACCTTATATATCCAAGACAGTTGAGAGAAAAATATAAAGGTAGAGTCTTTTTGTGCCATTATTCAGTAGACAGAAAAACAATGCAATTGGTGAGATGGGGGAAAAACAAAGAAAGTGGCAACGTAATTGTTGATAGAAATAGAATGATACAACTGATTGTAGATGAATTTAAAGATGGAAGAATTGCTTTACAAGGTAACAAAAATGATTGGTGGGATTATTGGTTACATTTTAATAATATATACAGAAAAAGAGAAGAAAATAATTTGGGTGTTCTGACAAATAAATGGGAAAGAAAAGGGGACGATCACTTAGTACATGCAACCGTTTACTATCGTGCTGGTATTAGTGAGTTTTCTAAAGGGAATCCAAAAATTGTATATCCTAATAGTCAGCCATGGTTTAGTAGAGGTGTGGTAATGGAAGACGGGAGACATAAAATAAATTTGATAAAAGACACATACAAATAATATGGGAATCAATCCGTTTAAAGTAATGGAATCATTACAAAGTACTACGAATAAGGTAAAAGACTTTTCTTTATCTGATGACGGGGTTATTGGTGATTTGTTAGAAGAGCTTAAACTTGAGCTTAGTGATGATGAACTTATTACTAGGAAAAAAGCATGGGAAAAAGCATGGGAGAAAGAAACTGAAAACCTTTCATTACAACAAAAAGAGAATTATAACTATTGGATCGGGGATCAAGTAAATAAAAAAAATATTGATGCTTCTGATGACACAACGGTTGATAACCGTATCTTCATGGCTGTTGAAACTTTATTGCCTATCGCAACGAGAGAAAACCCAGAGCCTACAATAGATACAGATGAATCAGAAAGCAGTCAATTGGTTGCTGAAAATTACAAAAAACATCTTGTACACTTGGCTGATACTGAAAGACTTAAATTAGTTATTAAATCTGTTACAAGACACTGGTTACTTTATAGATTCGGAATAGCACAAGTTGGGTGGGATGAAGAAAAAGATGACGTGACAATTGATGTTATTTTACCAACTGATATTATCCTTGACCCAGATTCAACTGTAAAAAATGGGGTTACTTATACTGGTGAATACATTGGTAGAAAAAAGAAAGCTACTGCTTCTGAGCTTAAAGACAGATTTCCAAAACAACAAGAGTTAATTGATAGTATTGTTAACAAAAAAACTGGGACAAAACTTCAATATATTGAATGGTGGACAAAAGAATTTGTATTTTGGACATTAGGTAATAATGTTCTTGGAAAAATGAAGAATCCTCATTGGGATTATGGTTCAACTGAGACAAGCGTTAATGAATTTGGTGAAGAGTTTACATATGAAACAAATGGAGTGAACCACTTTAATACTCCACAAATTCCTTTCATTGTTCTTTCTATATTTAATACTGGTATACGCCCTTATGATGATACTAGTTTAATTGAACAAACTAAGTGTATACAAGATATTGTCAACAAAAGATACCGACAAATTGACAAAAATATTGACTCTGTAAATGGTGTAAACGTATTTAATAGTGATTTTTCAGTAAGTCAAGCAACTCAAGCTAATTATGTTCTTAGAAAAGGTGGTGCTTTAGTTCTTCCTACTAAAGATCTTTCCTCTTTTCAACAGATCACTGGGCAAGGACTTCCAGCGGATGTATATGAAAATCTTTCTGATTCAAGAAATGAGATTGACAATGTTTTTGGTACACACTCGACAACAAGAGGTGAAAGAGGATCATCAGAAACAGCAAGAGGGCGTATCTTATTAAAAGGAAGTGATGAGTCAAGAATAGGCGGAGGAATAACTGAATATTTAGAACAATTTGCTGATTTGGTATTTAATTGGTGGGTTCAACTCATGTTTGTATATTACACAGATCAACACCATGTAAGTGTTTTGGGGGAAGAACTTGCTGAAAAACATGAAAATGCTGATATAAAACAATTGGCAAAAAGTAGAAAACTTAGAATTTCTGTACGTGAAGGTAGCCTTGTCCCTAAAGATGAGCTAACACAAAGAAATGAGGCTATGGATTTATGGAGTGCAGGGGCTATTTCTATTATAGATCTGTATAAAGCTCTAAAGCATCCAAATCCAAAAGACGCAGCTCAAAGATGGGTTTTACAACAGCAACAGCAATATGACTTGCTAATTGATGAAGATAGACCACAAGCAGACATTGGACAAAATATGGATTTAGAAGAAGAGCCTACAAATGACCAAATGATCGAGCAAGATCTTAATCAGCAACTTAATGAATTAACACCATAATATGCGTAGTTTACCAGAACAGATCATGGCGATAAAAAGTGTCATGAAACCAAAGTTTACTATTGAAATGGATAAAATAAAGGGATCTAATGATTGGAAAGTTGGGGAAACGTATACCATTGAAATGGAAGTCACACAGGTCGCAGTGGAAATGGTAGAAGACAAAAAGATAGTAACTTTTGAGATTGAGGACATAAAAGAAAACAAAAAAAATGATGTAATGAGTTCTATTGAAAAAAGATTGATGGAGATAGAAAACAATTACGAAACAGCGTAAAAGTAAAATAATTTGTGGGTGCTAATTTGTGACCTCACCCCATCACACAATAAAAAAACAGTATGAATACTGTAGATGAACTATTCGCGAATGTGCCCTTTGAAGGTGGAGCTTTTAGCTTAACCGGAGAAGAAGACACACAGGAGAATGAAACTTCTGAGGAGTCGCTTCCTGAACTAAATGATGAAGTGGACGAGCCATCACATGAGGGCGGAAATCAAATTCAAAATGAAAAAATTGAAGATGATAATACTCAAGTGGATAATACTGTACCTTTTCATGAACATCCTCGTTTTAAAGAATTGATCTCACAAAAAAATGAGATCAAAGAACGATTCGAGGAGCAGACAAAGCAACTAGAGGAATTAAAATCTCTTATTGCAAATCAATCGTCTCAACCAACAAAAGAAGAGACAAACGTTGACCCTGAACTTATTCCCCTACTTGGCGATGACCCCAAAATACACGCTCAATGGAAAAAAGTTCTACAAAATGAGAGGGATCAAATGTTGAGAGAGTTTAGAGAACAACAATCCAAAGAATACCAACAGCAATATGAACAACAAGCTCGTTGGGATAATTGGGTGAAAGAAAGTGTTTCAGCTCTAAAAGAGCAAGGGAAAACTTTTGATGAAAATAAACTCTTAAAAATTGCAATTGATTATAAGCCTACTGATGATCAAGGAAATATTGATTTTTATAAAGCATATGAAATCATGAAAGCACTTGAACCAGCAAAGGATGAATCAAAAAAGATTGCAAAACAAAAAATTGCTTCTCAAACAATGAAAGGGTCGTCTTCCTCTAATATTTCAGAGGAAAAAGTTATCCGCTCAATTGATTTAAAAAATAAAAGTTGGACGGATTTATTTACTTAATAAATATTATCTTATATGTCATTAAATGGCAGTAATAGAATTTTGACAACTACACAGGACAAATTAGCTCCAAAACTAGTTGACACAGTTCTTAACAGCAATGTTTTTGCTTCTAAAATGCTTGCACAAGCAAAACCTTGGGCTGGTGAACAATACAAAGTACCAATCAAGGTTTCAAAAAATACAAACGGTGGTTCTTTTGATGGATTCGACACTTTTAATACAAGTGCTGTTGATACTCGAAGACGTCTAGCGTTTGATCCAGCTTATTACCAAATTTCTGTAACTCTTCCTTTGACTGAAATAGCGGGTAATGATGTTAGTGAAACAAAAGTACTTAATCTTGTTTCTATTGAAATGGCATCAACAGCTCAAGACGCTGCTGATGATATTGGTACTATGTTTTACGGTGACGGAACAGGAAATGAAGGAAAAGATTTTCTTGGTCTAGCAGCTCTTGTTGATGATGGTACAAATGTTTCTACTATTGGTGGTCTTTCAAGATCTACATTTCCAACACTTCAATCAACTGTTACAGATTCTGGTGGGACTCTTTCTCTTGCTAAAATGGCGACACTTTACAATGATGTAACAAGTGGGTCTCATCGACCTACAATGGGTGTTTGTAATGATGCTGCTTTTGCCCTTTATGAAAGCCTACTTGAACCAAAACTAAGAATTAACAAGAATGTTGGTCTTGGAATTGGGGAAGGTCTTAAAGGAGGAACAGGATTTACAGGTCTTGATTATAAAGGAATGCCAATTCTGCAAGATGAAAAAGCAACTGCTCAAACACTATTTTTCTTAAATGAAAATTTTATTGAATGGCGAGCTTTGCCAGTGCCTATGGGGCAACCTGTAAACTTCATGGCTTCTTCTATTGAAGGAAATGACTATTCAAATGTTAAAGGTCTAGGATTTTCTTGGTCTGGATTTATTAAATCTATCAATGCTGCTGCTATCGTTGGGCATATTTACCTTGGTGGTAACCTAATTTGTACTAATCCGAAACGACAAGGGAAACTTACAGGGATCACATCAGTATAGTAATCACTTTCTAATAAGTAATTAACCTTAATTAAAAATATTATGGCAAATGAATTTGGGAAAGGGTTACAAGATTATGATCCTGTAATGAAAGATCTTGGGATTCAAATTTACAAAAGTGATGGTACACCAACGGCAAGCGGCCCAGCTACTGGAGCAATTGTTGTAGATACTACAAATGGTCTTTTGTACCAAAATACTGGTACAGCTGATTCAGCTACATGGTCTCAAGTTGGAAATGTGGCTGATGGTGCCGTGACAACTGCTAAATTAGCAGATGACGCAGTAACCGAAGCTAAAGTAGCAGACGCAGCTGGTGTGGCTGGTCTATATGTCCAAAAGTATGCAATCATGGTCTATGATTGTTCTGCAGATGGTGGTGCAACTGGGACAATCACACCAACAAATTCTCCAACACTACCAGATAATGCGGTTGTTTTAGGTGAACAAATTGCGATTGATGTGCTTACTACCTTTACTTCTGATACAAATGCAGGGCAAGTATCAATCGGTTTTGCAACAGATGGAGATATTGTTGCGTCAATTGCAATCAGTGACGCTTCTTCTCCTTGGGGCGCAGGATTATCTAGTCTTATTGGTACAAAATTAAAATTGACAGCAGCACGACAAATGAAAATCGATGTTTCAGTAGAAGCATTGACTGCTGGAAAAATGGTCGTGTATGTACCTTACTTGGTAAGTCAATAAAATTAAATTAAATAATAAAATTATATGAGTCTAAGTGGACACGTACAATTGTTTGATAATGATATTCACGATACAACTTCTACAAAAAAACATCCTATCGGGACTATTGGTGTAACAGTTGATGGAAAAAAATATCGTTATACAGAAAACGGAGGAACAGCTCTTGCAGCTGGTAAACTTTGCGTAGCTGCTACACAAGTAGCTAATCACGAAAATATTGCAGTAGCTAGTGCCGCGAGTGTTGACGCTACTGAAGTAACAGTAACACTTGGTGCTACAGCTGTTTCAGAAAATGACTATGCTGGGGGGTATATGGTTGTAAATGACGCAGCTGGTGAGGGGATTGCTTACCGAGTAAGTGGACATGCAGCAGCTGATGCTTCTGCTAGTCTTACTGTTAAGCTCCATGAACCATTAAAAGTGGCTCTTACAACTTCATCAGAAGTTACTCTTGTAAAAAATCCTTGGAAAGACGTAGTTATTTCAGCTGTAGATCAAGCAGATATGCCGGTAGGTGTTCCTAATGTTGCAATTGCAGCAAATGAATATGGATGGTTACAAACTGGTGGTGTTTGCTCTGTTCTAGCAGATGAAGCAATCACAGCAGGTCTTCAAGTAACTACAGGTACAAGCGTTGCTGGTGCTGTAGAAGCTGTTGACGCAGTTGGTGAACCAAATGTTGGTGTCGCTATTCAAGCAGCAGTAGATACAGAATATCGAGCTGTTTACCTACAAATCGACTAATTTTTATATGGGGAGGGGTAACTCTCCCCTATTAAATTATATATATGCAAAAAAAAATTGTTACATTCGTAAACTTTTCTGATGAAGATTTCACATATACTTGGGATGGACACCCTATGTCTTTTAAAGCAAAAGAAGCTAAAGAAATTGAAGAATATCTTGCTATTCATTTTGCCAAACACCTTGTTAATCGTGAGATGAATAAAAGAAATTTAAGAACTGATCATTTTTCAAGACAAGAATTTATTGAAAAATGTTTTGTTATAGAAGATGAAATTACAGAAGAATTGAAATCAGAAAAAAAAGTAGGTTGTGATGATTGTGGAAGTAAAGGGTATAGACACAAAAAAGATTGCCCTACAATTGGAGACAGTCTTGAACAAGATATGACAGAGGAGTTTGCTGACTTATCAGAATAAATTTATTTTCATACAGTATTTTATAAAGTGTTTTTACTAATATATGGACGAAAGACTTAAATTTGACGCAAATAAAGAAAAGGTAATGGGTGGGGTGACAAATGACGCAAATTTAGAAATTCGTAATATTAGGGTTGACCCTGTTACTAATAGACTATTAGTTTCAACAGACGCAGATGAAGGTTTAAATGGTACAGGGCAAGACGGAAGTGTCACGCTAACAAGTGCAAATACATGGTTACAAATTCCTAACACAATCCCAACAAATAAATACGTTTTATGTGTAACAAAAGAATCAGAGACTGGGACAATTAGATGGTCTTTTGATAATGACGGTGTACCTAGTTCAACAAATGGTAATAAAATGCTAAGTGATGAAATAACTTTTGTTCTTGGTGCGAGTGAGGTTATTTATTTTGGTAGCGATGATGCAACTGACATAGTTAATTGGACAACAAAAGAAATAGATTGATATGTCTCAAAAATCTTTTGTACATTTTTCTGGTATAAGTCTTCAAACTTTAAATGGTCTTTTTCTTCGTCTAGACACAACAAATAATCCCCTCACAGGAGTGCTTAGGGGAGTAAATGGATCAGCCTCAGCACCTGCTTTTGCAAATGCGAATAATACAGGAAGTGGGATGTATTGGGACATTGAAGGTAATACGATCTTTTCAACAAAAGGACTATCAATGATGAAAATCCAGTCCACTCCTCCTCGTATCTTTGTAGGTGAAAATGCTGGGGCTGGTATTCCTCTTAATACCTTACACATGGAAGGAGAGAGTGCTTCTGGACGTTTCAACAGAACGATCAATGCAGAATCAGCACTTACTCTCGTTGTACAAGGGACAGGAGGAGGAACACTACGAGGGATGGTCGCAGGGGGTGTCCGTATCACTGACGCTTCTGCTTCTATCGAAATTGCACGTTTAACACTTGGAACTAACGGAGGTCTACAAGTAGGTACGATCGTACAAGATGCAACGTTTAGAATCCAACAAAAAGCAGGAGCAACAGTTGTGCCAATGATTGTACAGTCAGTAGCAGGTTTCAGAACTGTCATGTATCAAAGCGGTCGGGTTGGTATTTTCCAACCTACGACAGCGACAGAAGGTCTTGCCTCTTTCATCGTTTCTGGTGGGAATAACGGAACAGGGAATGCAACAGCAACTCTAAGAATGGGGAGAAACTCAAGCGGAGATACTAGACAAAACCATTATTTCTCAACAAATCATAGTGCGAGTAATAATGATGTGAATATCGTCAGATTATGGACTTATGATATAGGAGGATCTGGGACGGCTACAGATTTTCCAAATGACTGTAAGATCACTTGGTCGGCTGGTAATGGGAAAATGGTAATAAATAGTCAAACACTATCAACAAATGTAAATTTTGCGGTAAATGGGAGTAGAGGGCTAAAGGTTACCGTTTTAGACGCAACTACACTAACACTTGATAATACACATGAAGTTATTGCAGTTGATCATACAGATACAGCAGCAGTAACAATCACTTTGCCAAGTGCCTCATCATCCTTTGATACTACAAATAGTGTAGGGAGAACTTATTTAATAAAAGATACAGGAGCGAATGCTTCGGTGAATAATATTACAATCAACAGAGCAGGAAGCGATACGATTATAACGGATAATACAAGTGATACGAGTATTGTAATAACTGGTGATGGTGATGCTGTACGCTTGACAGCAATTAGTACTACTCAATGGATTTTACATTAATATATGGCATTTTTTACTAAACAAAAAATAAGCAAATCAGCGTTTGGAGAAACAAATACTGTTTCTGACGAAGCGTATATTGGAGGTGCAACAACGGATTTTGCTGGTACAGTGACTTGGTATGAAGATTTATAATGCAAATATATGCCAAAACATTTTTCAATAACAACAGGTGATCCGCTAGACACAACAACAACATTCACCGCTTACATTTTTATCATTAATGTCAGTATTTTTCCGGTAAACGATTCTTGTGAAGTTTTGCTAGGCTTTTATAGATCAACTAATTCTAATAAGCCTGGTGGGGCGTTAGTGGGACAGCCTATTTCTATCGTTGGTACAGATACGGCAACGACGGACACAGATGGCAATACAATTTCAGTTCTATACTCTAGTTGGCTAGATGGAAACGGAAATATCAACTTTGAGAATATATATAGCAACTTGCAAACACTATCTGTTATATGGCCAAGCACTGGTGAAGTTATAGACCTTACCACTGCGACAACGCTACCTTAATTAATTTATTAAATAATATAAAAATATATGGCAATCATTCCACTAAACGGGCGAGTACTCGCTACAGGAGACACAACACAATCAACAATCATTAACGGAGTAGGATATGTTCAGTTTACTGTAACAAATTCATCTGGATCAACAATGTTTCAAGATAACGATGTGATCTATGTGACTGAGCCGAACTATATCGACGCTAATTTGTTTGATAGTACTATTGCTCCAAATACTGAATATGTAATTGAAGACAACGACGCAGTTGTAGAAGTTGTATAGTATGAAATTAGAATTAACAAAAGAAGAGCTGGAATTTTTATTGTTAGTTATTGGTTCATTAACGTTCTCAATTGCTGATGAAAAGAGTTTTGAGCAGTCTGCTTTGGCAAAGAGTGCATATGACAAAATCAAAAAAGCTAACACCTGATGAGCAATATCTACAATTAAAAGAATCTGGATACTTTGACAACAAAATCATTGAACACAAGATGAGTAAAGAGACAAAAGAAGAGTTCGATAAGATGAGAACACATATTCATTCGGAGGTTATGGATATCAAGGGAGATATTAGGCAATTCAAAGAAGAGGTGAACAAAAAACTTGACCACTTTTCTGGGAGCATTGATTCAAAAGCCCCAAGAAGTACGATGTTTTGGATATTTGGGGTGCTTATTTCTGTCATGACTACTCTTCTAGGTGTTCAATACAAAGAAATTCGTCAAATAAATGATACAACCCAACATGCAACTGAACGGTTTTATCAGACGATTCAAGAGATTAAATTAGAAACATTAAAGCAGAGTAAAGATATTGAATATCTCAGTGAAAATGTTTCTGATGTCGTTGACCAGCTCAAAGAACTAGAATTGTATGAATAGGAAAATAAAAAAAGGAACTAAAGTCTTAAAAGTTAAAAAGGTAAAGCCTATATCAAAGGCTAAAACACGTGTTAAGCGTGCTTATCCTAAAAAATTAAGAACAAAATATGTCTAAATTTCCTCTCGAAAACTGGTTTTCACTAAAAAGAACATATACACACGGTGTAAAAACTTTTTATAATGACTTTCACCTTGGTGTTGACGTCATTGTTCCTACAGGAACGCCTCTTTTTGCTCCTGTTTCTGGTGAGATACTAGCTTTCGAGGGGAATATGGGGGGAAAAACTATTCAGTTATACAATAAAAAACTAGATCTAGTCTTTAGATTCCTTCACCTTGATACATTTTCAGTGAACACTGGTGACAAAGTAAAAGCAGGTGATCAGATCGGAACGACTGGAAATACTGGAATGTCTACAGCACCACACTTACACCATGATATTTGTAAATATCCTATTTCTCTAGTAGATAGTTCAAGGTTCATTGATCCCGATAAGTACTATAACCGTTATGTTGTGTACCCTAATCGTATAATCAATCGCCGTATGTCACTTAAAAGCATAGCAAAACATGTTCAAAGTAAAGTACAAGGAACTAATACAGGGCATAGCTTAGATTTTAAAGATAGACGTGACTGGATCCTTAATAGTCAACAACTTCCTGAAAAAAACCCTGTCATTTTTGACAATTCTTATGTTTTAGATCAAAAACAACAAACAACATGTTCAGCACATGCTCTAACAGTTGGTTTATCTCTTCAAGACGGTACAAAATACGATGTAAATTGGACGATAAAGGCGATGAGACACTTTGGATACTCTGACTATCAATATAAGAGTAATCCTCGTGATATGGCCAAATTTGCGTGCAAAATAGGCCTTCTTGAAGAAGGGCATGATATCGATCCATTTTCTGAATGGACAAAAAAAGATGAACAGCTTCTTAAATCATGTAAAAAGTTCAATTCTTTCTTTAGTGTTAATACAAGAAGAAAAGCAATTGATGCTTTTGATAAAGGGTATTGTGTCTTTGCTTCTATGAATTGGTATAAGGATGACCAAAATCCATCAAAACCTAGTTACACTATTTCTCATACTGGTAAATTCCTCAGTCCGCATATTGTTTTCTTCTATGAGCGTGATTCTCTAGGGTATGTCTTTGTAAATTCACACGGAAAAAAATGGGGAGATAAAGGGAGAGCAAGAGTGCGAGATATTTTATCAAAAGAGGTTAATTCACTATACGTAATTAAATAATATGAAAAACAATCATAAAAAAAGGTATTTCGTAAGTAGTATTATCACATTCGTTTCAGTCTTTCTTGTTTCATTCGGTACTGAACTTGGTGATATTACAAGTAACATTGAGACTGGGATTATTCTTGGGGCTTTTGGGGTTGCTGTTCGTGCTGGGGTAAAAGCAGTTTTTGAATATTTTATCAAAGAAACATTCTAATATGGATCTTTTGTCTAAAAAACAAATAAAAGACAAAAAAAATAAAGAAAAAGACTTCCTTGATAAAGAGCTTGCTTTATTAAACAAAAAAGTAATTAAAAAAAGGGAAGATGTAAATAAAGAATTGCAAGAACTACAAAACTTACTACTTGAAAAACAAAAAGACTTTGATTATTTCTTACAAGAGTTAGAAGATAATAAAAACAATGCACTTTTGGATATTAAAAAGCTAGAAGAATATAAAGAAAATATACAGCCATCTATAGATCAAAGCCTACAATATATCGAGCAAGAAAAACAATATATCGAGCAAGAAAAACAATATATTGAAAAAAATAAACTATTCATTGAACAAAAAATACTAGAACTTTCAAAAGAACAAAAAAAGTATACAGACAAAAAAGAAGAATTAGAATTAGAAAACAAAAAATTTGAACAAGAACAAGCGGTTTTTAAAAAAAACAAAATAGAGTTATTAGAGGAAAGGAGTCGTTTTCTTGAGAATTTGGGAGATTTTGAAGAAAAAAAACAAAAATTTCAAAAAATAAAAAATAAAAGGATTACACAGATCAATAAGGCAACCACCCTATTAAATATTAAAGAAAAAGATTTATTGTTAAAAGAAAATAATCTTATTACTTTAGACAAAAAAATTAAAAACCAAATTTTAAGAATGAAGATTCATAATAATAAATATGGCAACAGATCAAAATAATAAGGGGGTTACTTTTGTGGAATCAGATAATGGGGTTAAAGTACAACTTTTATGCGATGAATCTACAGATGAACTAGTTATCAAAATGTTTTCTTCATCTTCTTCTACAAAAGGGGTAAAACAAATAGATCAAAACTATAAACCTGTAGATTTTGTTGAAGACTCAACAGGTGGTCTTTCGCCTCTTATGTGTGATGACACAGGGAGACTTTATATAGATTCTTCTGGATTAACAAAGATATAATATATGGCAAATGAAACAGCTAAAATTGACGATAATTACCAAAAATCACTTACTGGTGTATCTGATATTACTGGCGAAATTAGAAAATTAAAAGCAGACGATACAACTGGTGCTTTAAAAGTTGTAGGTACATTAACAGTAGATAATTTGGATGAAATTGGTGATGTAAATGTTGGCTCACCAAGTGCTGGTGACGATGGCAAAGCTCTTGTTTGGGATAACGCAACTGGTACTTTTATTCTTGGTACAAGTGGGAGTGGAGACGTTGTAGGCCCTGTTAGTTCAACAGATAATGCTATCGCAAGATTTGATTTAACTACAGGTAAACTTTTGCAAAATTCTGGCGTAACAATTGATGACTCAAATAATATCGCAGGGGCTAATTCTATTGCTGTTGGGAACACAGGGCTTACTGTTGGATCATCAGTCCCTTTTAGTGATACGGCAGGAACTTTAACACTACAGAACATTGACGCTATAGACGCCACAACGGAAACCACACTTGAATCAGCTATTGATTCTTTGGCAAATTTGACTACTGTTGGGACATTAACAAGTGGTAACGCTGATCAGATTGTAACAGATGCACAAGCAGATGGCACAACAAAAGGAAAAGCTGCCTTTAATGCTAATGACTTTAATGACGCAGCTGGTGTAATTTCTCTTGATTATACAAATGGACAAAAGGCAACAACTTCTCAAGCTGGTTATGTTTCAGAACTTGCAACTTCTGCTGAAACAACAACTGGGACAGACACAAGCCGTGTTATAACGCCTGACGGTCTCGCTGGAAGTGATTACGGTAAAAGAGTAGTGACACTATTAATCGCTGGTGCAGGCAGTTCTCTATCTGTTGGCGATGGCGCTTCTGGTCTTTTTTATCGTATTCCTTCAATTATGAATGGGTATAATCTAGTAGACGTTGCTGCACATGTACAGACGGCTGGTACTACAGGTACGCTTGATATTCAAATTCATAATGTTACTGATGCTGTAGACATGTTGAGTACAAAATTAACAATAGATAGTGGAGAAAAAGACAGTTTAACAGCAGCAACCCCAGCAGTTATAAATACAGCAAATGATGATGTGTCTACTGGTGATGAATTGCGTGTTGATATTGATGCCGTACACACTACACCAGCTACTGGATTAGTAGTTGAGTTAACATTCCAATTACCATAATATGGCAATAGTACCTTGGTACAATTTTTCTTGGCAATATCGGGTAAAGATTACAAGTGATAATACAAAAGTATCTAGTGCAAACGATAATTTGTATGTAGATTTGTCTGATCTCCCTAGTAGTTTTTTTTCTAATGTTCGTTCAGATGGTGGTGACATACGAGTTACAAAATCAGACGGGGTTACAGAAGTTGCTAGAGAAGTTGTTACAATTGACACGGGTGGGTCTACTGGTGAATTGCATTTTGATAGTACAGGGCTTTCAACAAGTTCTGATACAGAATGGTATATCTATTATGGGAATGCTTCTGCTACTGATTACGCCCCTTCTGATACTTATGGTGCAGAAAATGTATGGAATAGCAATTTTCTGCTTGTATACCATATGCAACAAGACCCATCTGGAACGGCACCTCAAATGATTGACAGTACTTCTAATGGAAACGACGGGACTACTTCTGGGACAATGACTTCTGGTGATCTTGTAACTTCAAAAATAGAAAAAGGGATTGA